GTTCGTTCCTATTGCTCCTCCTGGGGGTAGCTTGCGCTAACCCATCGTTACAACTAAACACGAGAAAATACATTTGGTTGCTTCTCTCCTTCAATGGCATCCTTTACTATCCCACAAGCTCCTGTCCTTACGACACCTGTCTTGACTGTTTATCTGCCTCTTCCTGGAAGTAGTGAGGATGACAGAGTCGTGGTAGCTGCAGCGTTCATATCGTCGTTCCAGCGGAGGAGTTTAACAGCACATATCGCTGTTTCGAAGATGATGACAATTATCCTTACCTGCATTCCTGAGCTCGCGAAGTATCTCGTGGATGCAAAGGCGCCCATCCACGTCACTCGAATAGACACCGCACGAATGGTGGAGTCTCTAACTGATGGCCATCACCCTAACGGGCAGGACGACGATGAGTGGGCTATGTCGGGACTTGTCCCGGAGAGTATGGCTGTATCAAACCCGCAATCTCTCTATGCTGCTGCAGCCGTTGCGTTCATGACATATGCGAAGCCTGCTGGAGAGGGTGCCCAGAACGCTTACGAGGTAGCTCGACCCAATTCACTCATCGGGAAGTATAAGCTCGATGACTCAGAGATATCGCTGTTCCCTGGGGGGACTTACGGCCCTGACTTGGAAGCTCTTGATCAAGTAAATGCGGGTTTCGGGTTGTTTCCTCAGCTCAGATACTTGATAACATGCTTCTTCATCAGCCTCGACAGGAGCCGGATGTTCTCCCCCCCGAATGTTGACCCTTTTAGAATTATGTTTGCTTTGCTCAAGAATGTAGGGATGACACATCTCGGGGCAGTGACAAACCTGTTGAGATCTAGACCGTGGACTGCTAAGTTACCTGAGCTTATCCCTTACTATCAAGTGTTTGCTGCGGATCTCGCTAAGTTTCAAGCCGTCCCTGCTGATCTTCGGCCATATCACCGTCTCTTAGTTGATCAGTCACAGTATTTGTTTGTTACATCCGAGATACGACCCCTCATAGCTGTCGCAGGGCATTATTATGAGGAAGTAGAGAAGACTTTCCGGGATTATGTCTACAATAAGGAGCGGTATGAAGATCTTATTCGTCGAGTAGTCGCAAGAGATCCAGATGTTCCTATCAACACCGGGATGGCAGATCTCGTAGCCCTTTTAGGTATCCAGGATGTGGATCCTAGACCTGCGCCGGAGGTCACTCCTCCGTCTACTCAGGTTCAGATCCTGTGAGGCATTGCCAACCTCGTCTCCTGTGTTAGGACTGAAACGACTGTGAGAGTTGTCCATGTCAGTTAATTAAAAAGCGAGAAAATATACAAGCACTATATGATCTCTTGCTAACTGACTCAATATGGAGAAAGCAACTGCTCAGACGATTTCGGATCCAGCTCAGGTTCTATCTGAGTTACAATCTGCTATGAACGTCGAAGTATCGACAAAGCCATTAAGTAAGTCTGTAGTGTCGGAGGCAGTACCGCCGGTTACAGGAGGCAGGGTAGAGGATGAGTCGGCTTTGTTTGAAGAGGGCATGGGAGACGCCAGTGTTCCACCTCTCCCCGGAACGGTTGCTGTCTCTTTACGGGCAGCTAGAGTCCCTCCTGAGAAGAAAACGGTCCGAAGAATCCCTGCCTCAGCCAAGATTGCTCATGATCCAGATAGTGTGAGAGAATGGGTTGGGACCGTCCGTCCGTCCGACCATCAGTCTTTAATCGACTTAGATGCAGGAGATGAACTCCTCGAGACTGGTAGCCTATACGAGGACCCTGTCCCTCAGGAAGAACGCCCTTCTGATGCAGGATCAGTTAGGACAGAGCTCAACATGTTCCGGACGTATACTGAAAAACAATTCGACGAAGTTAGAAAGTACACCGAAGCACAGATGAGAAGCACTCATGATCTCCTGACCCGCATCGAGACCCGATTGACTATACTTGAGAAGAAGATAAATGTAGGTGGATCTAAGCCAGTGAGTGTACAGTTGCCGCCAAGTCACTCTAAACCCCCCGTCCAAAGCACCCCGGGAGCAAGTACGACGGTCGCAGCAAAACAGGCCACAACTACGACTGCAACGTTCGGAGGGGTGACGGAATTACCCACGTACTCGCCGAATAAGACCATTCAAGTCCGGACTCTCAACAGACTCTTGAAGGATAAAGGACTGTCTCTTCAGCCCATGACTAAGGCAATCCCCCGTAAGGATTGGACACTTCAATATATCAATTCTTTACCTGTCTACCGTTATTAGGTAATCTTTAACTCTACCTGGCACTGTAGTGAAAGGGCCTCTAGTAAGTAAAAATGAGAAAACAATCTCTAGTATCATGTGCAACTTCTACACTGCCATAATGCAGACCTATTCTCAGTGGAACGCATCCCGTCGGTCTTCCTCTGGTCGTCCTTCCGTTGGAGGGATAATTGGACGAACTAGTCGACCTCCATCAGAGGTAGGATCCATCCGGAGTACGATGTCTACAGGATCCGTGGAAGCTCGGTTGAACAATGTAGAAACGCAGCTTGCATCTCTTCTCCAGGCTTCCCAGCAGCAGGCTGCCCTTCTTGAGCGTCAATCTCAGCTGCTCGAAAGATTACTCACGACAACTGAGCCAAAAAAGACCACTTGATCCATACACGCCATATCTTTGAAGCTTTCTCTGTTAGAGTAGTAAGTAAAAAACGAGAAAATATACTCACATATACATATATGTCTACATATATATACCTTGGTACTACCTGATAAACAGTGGTCAATCGTAACGATCAATAGCTGATAACGTATCGAAGTTCCTAGTTTGAGTACAAGAGTTAGCTATGGGATCGATTCAGACACGAACAGCCCGACTCTTGCGAGGAGGCGTGTCAACCGAACTCCACTCGAGGAACCCCGACTCCCTTAGGGCTCTCTCTCCTGAGAATCCTCCAAGAGTCACTCAGCTTCCAGCACTGCGCAGTTATATCTCCGACCCGACCGGGCCTCAGACCGAAGCGGCTCGCCAGTCTCCAGAGGACTTCGGACAATTGTATGTTGGATCCGATCTCCCTGAGGTTACGATCAATACTGTCGAAGTGGAGAGACCAACTTGGGTTGCTGTTGTACAACTGACCCAGTTGTTGTCACCGGATCTGGCCCGGGATCTCCAACTTGCGTTGTACGTGGGACAGTCTCCACTAAGAGGGTTAGCTTTGAGTCAAGATGCGACAGAGGCACTACACAGGATGATCACCCTGATTTGGGGTGACTCAACTTTAGTAGTCCCTATGGTCAAATTTGTTCCATTTAGTGTGGATGAGTATGGGTTGCCTTGTCCCGGGAAGGTTTACGAGATGATTAGTATCACGCCTCATCTGCCGGTCTTCGTTCAACGAGTGGAGGTGTCAACATGTTCACCCCTCGAGAAGAGGATCCTTAATGTCAAGCAGTCGTTCACTCATGCTGCACCATCACAAGTGGTAGAACAAGGGGTCCGTCTCGTCATGGGAGACAATACACTAATGCGTGATCCGGCTCCTCTCCCTCCTAAATCTTCTCTCTCGGCTGAGAAAGTAGCGGGTAAAGAGGCTAAGTTTGCCTGGGTGAGACGTCACTTGTAACATGCTACACTGCTCATCGATACAAATGGACACAGCGGGTCTCTAGTAAGTAAAAATGAGAAAACAATATCTCACTCATCTTATGGAACTATGCCTTCAATCGCTGAGACAACGCTTTCTTCTCCTCTTACAGATCATCTCTACTCTCCTTTCCTTCTCTCTATCCTCCAACAACCTCCCCCAGATAAGCCAGGTGCTACCTATCGAAATGGAAAAAACAAGAATCGTCTCACTTTAGCTGAAAAGCTCGGACGGGGCTTTTTAGCAGTTGAAGGCGCGAGAGAGATCCTTGTCGATCTTGTTCCTCACACTGCTCGCTTAACAGGAGAAGCACTGGCACTCGTGCCCCCCGGTCTTTCCCAGCAGAACGCGCACGATGCGTTAAGCCCAAGTGTGCAGTCGATTCAGGATATCCAGAAATCTCTCCAGGAGGGTCTCATCTTACCTGAAGGCGATAACCAGCCTCTCCCGCCTCTCCCTCCCCCCGTAGTGGATCCTTTAGACAACGACTGTGTCTTGACATCTTATCTAACGGCCGCATATTGGGACCATATCGTCTCGGTGACTACCCGGAAATGTAGATACTCCAACTGGGTGAGAGGTCCAGGGTACTACACGAATCGTCAAATGACCGTGGTACAAATTGGGATTCGATGGGTTATTTTTTCGCACGACGCTCTCCTTATGGTTAAGGACGCTTCTATGAGTCATTGGCTTCTGCATCTGTACTTCCATTCAACCCCGGGAAAAGCCAATCTATGTTCCCACCTGCTAGAGTTCACTCGATGGGGTATGAACCTTCTGCAAATCATGGGCGAGGAGGGTTATGAGACGATCAAAGGACTCGAAGGGTTAGTCAAGCTACGACTCATTCAACTTAGTGAGGAAATATTAGACCCAACTCCTCAAATCGTTAATATGATAAGGAAGTATCGAAGCAAGGCACGGTCATGGTATAAAGCTGCAGCTCTGAAGAAAGAAGAGGGTATCGACTCTCTCTGGAGATTAGTGCGGTCGATCAATAATCCAGATGAGCTAGGAGAAGTGTTCTCTTTCCTCAAACTATTAGGGCATCCCTATATAGATCCAGTCCGGGGGTGCGAATCCTCCAAGACTCTAGCTCAAGCAAACAGAACTATCTCTCCATCGGCGGTTAAGCAATTGGAATGGAGTTTTTGCCATACCTACACCCGAGGATACATCCGGAAGAAGGCTAGATGGCCTCCTCTTGTATTCAACCTTCCTGAGGGAAAACGGAGTAGACTTCAAGAGTTACATGATAGTAACCACCCTTCGTTACCTCTCGGTCTCGGACTGTATGATGCCTCGGATTGGGATTATGCTACGTTTGCTCCCCATCTTGAGTTCGACTACGGGAAGGATATACTGTCTCTCATCTCAGATACAGCCATCTCATACAAGCGAACAGAGATAGACAACTCGTGGAAAGGTCGTCTCCCCTTCACTCCAGTCAAGGCTACAACTAGCACTCGGGTCCTCGAGGAGCTTCTATCCAGGACTTCATTAGACATGCGGGCTATATGTAATCGGATCTCAGCCAGGGACATCCCGTTTGACTGGCGCATTGTGACGGTATGTCCAAAGGAGCGTGAGATGAAACTCGAACCGCGAACTTTCTCGATGATGGTCCTTGAGATGAGGTCTTTCTTCGTGCTGACCGAGCAAAACTTAGCGGAAGGGATTTTCTCTTATATCCCAGAACAATCAATGACCGATTCCAAGACCCAGCTTCTCCAGAGATTTCTCAAGCTTACGGGAGCCGGAGATAACACAAAGAAGAAGACTCTCATGATTGAGCTTGACTTCTCCAGGTGGAACCTTAAATTTGAGCAGCGTACGATGAACCCGCTTGGAAGAAGGTTCGATCAAATCTTCGGGACTGAACGCTTGTATGACGTGGTTCATGAGTTTTACGAAACGTGTATGGTAGTCCTGAGACATTCGTCCTTCACACCCAAGTTAACTAAACGGACAGGAGGACACATACCCGACCAACCTGGGATTTGGAACGGTCATCCTACTGGCATGGAAGGGATATTCCAGAAAGGCTGGACCTTAGCCACTATTTGTATAATTCAAGCGGCAATCTGGCCTCTAGGCCTAAGGTACAATATAGTGGGTCAGGGTGATAATCAGGTTCTCTTTGTAGAATGCAATAGAAACCCAGAAGAGTCGGACCCTGAATTCGCAGATCGAGTTAGGGAGCTGTACAAATCGATATCCCGCTCGTGCTCGGAATTTGCAGCGGCAGTCGGACATGAGTTAAAACCGGAAGAGTGTACTGCTGGAACATCATTTACATCGTACGGGAAAGAACTATGGTACAAGGGTCGAGTCTTAGAGACCACGTGTAAATCGGTGGCAAGAATGTTCCCTTCTACTACCTCAGATGTACCAAGCATGTTCCAAGTGTTCTCGAAAATCTCAGCGACTGGATCCGCTACTACAGATCGCTCCGGGTACACGTTACCTTTGTTCTTTTTCACGAAGCTAGTCGAGAATTGGTTAATCCGACGCGAGTTTCGAGTCTCGTACCTGCACGGAGATTCCTTGCATGATTCTAGTGGGAAGATATTGGGGGATTTAGATACAAGGCAATGGGACATTCTATTAACTCTAGTTCCCTCGAATCTAGGAGGGCTACCTGTAGGGACGTTGGCTGAATATCTTTATCGAGGACATCAAGACCCGTTAGCTTCCTCTCTCTGCTCTCTTCGAGCCTTTCGTACCCTCCCTGTTGTCTCAGCTTATCTTGAGGTACTTGAGCGAGGACTTACTCTTGAAGTAGACTCGAAGGTAGACAAAGAGGGATTGATTCTTGATCCCTACTCGATACCTATTCGAAGAATAGCTCCTGCTACTTCCCGGATGGCGTCTAGAATGAAGGGGCCCCTGTTAAGAGTCACGAGAAATTCGGATATAAAATCACTGTTGATCTATAATGATCGATCAAGGTCATCATTCATGGAGGACCTTTTATCCTCTAAGCCCCTCTACCCGAAGATAATACACGATGTTTATAAGAGCTCATTGTTTGGAACATGTGATACATTCAGCAAGAGGTTTACAAATACGTCAACTCTCTACAAGATTGCCCGACGAGCAGAGGATGAAGATTTGACTACACGGTGTTTGATGTACGATCGAGAATATATGCGCCAGACTTACGATAACTTAGCTCTGGTGTATAAGATTAGAACACCCTCAATCCATAAGTTTGGCGGGTCTCTTCAGATGTACAGACTCTCTTTAAGGCTTCGAGAAAGGTGGGGAGTAGGAACTATGGAAGGCGTCACGAACATTCATCCTTTGGATCTGGGGAAAATCTTAGTACTGCCTTACAATGTAGATAGAGCGTTAGCTGCTGAGAGGAAAGAGTCACCCATAGTCTCGGTCATGTGTCTCCAGGGTGATACTACGTCGTCAAGGAACGATAGGGGTCCCACTAACCCCTATATAGGGAGCCTTACTTCAGAAAAGTCTGTCGCGAAGTGGGTCCGTCCCGTAGACTCAAGCCCACCTCAAAAGGATGCAATCAAACTTCTCCAGATAAGGAAACTCCTAACGACTCCTGGATCTTGGTGTCATACCTTCTTGACAACGATAGCCCAATCTAGATGTCAGTACGACGTTGAAGAGTTGGATATCTTCACGAAAGAGCAGGTGGGCGGGACTGAAGCACATAGGTATAGTACGTCCGACGCACCTATGGGCTCTTATATAAGTTCTACAAGTACTTGGGCATCCCATCTATCGGTATCTTCAAACCACAGTCGAGGTTTAGGAACTATAGATCGACCTGTATCTTACCAAGAAATATACCTGACGCTGAGTACTCTGTCATGCTGGTACTTAGCCCCCCTCGAGATTACCTCCCCGTTTGGATGTATTCTCGTAATTCCGGATATTGAGTGTGTCCCAACCGTCCGAGACCATCTCGTGGATCTAGACCGTCCAATGACCACTATCTTGCGACCGAGTCCTCGGTTATTCTATTCGACTAGCGAAGAAATCCGAGTATCAAGTCGATACCCAAAGTCCGCGCGAAACTTCCCCACCCTTCTTTCTTCTCTCCCTGCCTGCCATCTCTCCCTGAGGGAATCTATCGCTTCTATCTTCCTTGACGTTCTCACGGGTAGGATGAGACGTATACGGACCGGGACATACGTCCGTAGCGAGATTCGCTCATCGAGAGTCATCGATCTCCCTGAGTGCACAATTATCCCCTACTCCGACTATCTACTAGGCTTAAGAGATGCATGCATCCTGCATATGTCAGGGAGATTTATTCGGTCGTTACATAAAGATTTAGTAGTCAGGAATCATTTCGTATCCCTTGTTGCTGAATCTGCTCTTCTCCTGGTGCCTTCGGTCTTGAGTACCATCCAAGAATGTCAAGATATCCCGATGGATTTCGGGCGACCGGTCATAGGAGGAAGGAGCCGGGAGACATGCATTAAATGGTGGGTTCTACAGGTAATCAATGCCGCATGTGCGTTAGGAGTACAAACGAGTCTACCTCTCCCCGGCGTGTTTACGATGGGCTTAAGTTCTCTCAGCAGTACGCTAGTTAGTGTTCTCTCGTATTGGATAGCCTGTTCTCTCTACAAGAGACATGGAACAAAGGACGTCCTAAGCGCAAAGATACTACTTCGAGCCCTCACTTCCTTGACAAGACCAGAAGAAGAGTACCAATCAGTAGAACATATCCTCACGTTTATTCATCAGTCTAAGCTCACGAATGACTTCCGGGTCGAAGACACATCCCCTCAAAAGAAAATCCGAGGCTACAGGTCTTCTGTAATCCCTAGTATAGAGTACTGCAGACCCCCTCCAGTGAGTGTACATACGGCAATGGGAGGGAGTTGTATCAGTTGCCTCGGAACTGATGCCCAACAGGTATATGAGTTGTCCTATCCGTCGTATGCGCTAACTGACACATTACACTCGTACCAATTACGACTCTGGATGGACCTCTCTGATGCTCATCTCCGTTGGGGACCAATATGGGGGTTGACCCCTAAACAAGGCAACGTCTTGATCATAGGTATAGGAGCGGGAGGGATACTACGAGTAGTTCGGGAGGACGCCCATGTTATCGGAGTTGATCTCGCAGTAGAGTTAGAATCTTTAGGTCAAGAGTCAATATCTTATATCCCTCCTGTAGGACACCCTCATTTTTCTCTACATCCGATCTCGTGGATAGTCGGAGGAGATATCACAAATCCGGGCGTGTTAGAACGCCTACTAGACGAATGTGCAGAAGGGTTATACGACCTTGTCCTCCTTGATGTCGAGGGTGTAGACACACGCACTAGATTGAGCATCAGACAGCGGTTTGCAGCTACAGGCATTCCTGCATATGCAAGGATAGCAGGATCACCGACTGACATGCTAAATGCGGAGGCTTCGTATTGCGCATTCCATGAACAGACAGACCGGATATGGGCACCCAGTATTGGACTATCCCAGGAGCTTGTCATGGGAGGCGGTTCATCACCGATGGGTCTCTTCAAGGCGGTGACATCAGGACCATCTCACAGGACGGTTGAGTACACCGGAGATACAGCTCTATCTGTCTCCGAGAAAGAATTGCGGGTCAGGCTAGCATACTGGTCACTGAGTGGAGAGATAACAACCGACATGGACAGGATCACCGAATGGACAAGAAACATCCAGGAGTGGCCTATAACAATCAGGACGGAACTCGAGAAACTAAAGAACTGCCTGGAACTGGGGATAGAGTCCGACATCCATCTGCCCAAGCATCTAGTCCGCAGCTTCGTCCTCCTAAGCTCCCTGACGACCCACCGAGACACCTGAGTCCAGATGCCAAGGAATAGCGCAAGAGACCAGCAGGCGAGCAACGTCCTCTAGTAACAAAAAAG